GTTTTTCATGTAAACCTAAAGCTGCTGCTGTCATTTCTTCATCTTGACCAAACCAGCTATTGCGTTCTTGCCACGCCATTGCTCTTGGATCAGGACGATTGACCTGCTGTTGAGGTTGTACTTCTGTTTCGCGTTCTTGTAAAGGGGGTAATTTAAAATTATTAACCCTTTCCATCTGCATTGTTGTTTTTGTGATTAATTCCTGCGCTTCCAACAAAGCATCTGTGTCACCAGAATCATAAGCTTCTTTATATGCTCGACGAGCATTATCTAGCTGCATTTCTGTTGAATTTTTAACGGCATCAACATATTCTTGTTGACCGCTATCCAACATTGATTTCATGCGTTTGTTCTCAGCTAAAAGACGCTGAGTCGCGTTTAAAGCCTCTTCCCGCTCACGCAAAGCAGCTTCTTTTTCACGCCTTTCGTCGTGATAGACCTTCTTTGCCTGTTTAAACTTCTCACGAACCTCGCTAGAATAGTTTTCAAGCTCTTCTTTTTCAAGCTTATCCACTATACCTTTAGGCATTGGTTGACGATTACGGTCTTCTTCAGGCGTATCGTCTTCAATTTCAATGTTTACGTCGTCATTTTCAATTTCAATGGAAAAATTATCCGTTTCGTCCGGAAATTTAAACTCATTTTTTTCAAATTCAGCCATGATGTGGCTCCTTTTATTTACGCTTGATACCGCGAGGGTCTAAAACTGTTGCTTCAACAGAATCTTCATTGATTAATCTAAACTCTTTGCCGTGAATGATTAATCTAGAGCCAACATTTGGACGAACTAAAATAAAATCGCCTTTCTTGCACCACGGACCGTTTGGATAACGTGTTTTGTCGGTATAACAATCGATTCCAAGTGACACAACAAACAAAACTGTTGTTAAAACCTCTTCAATTCTGATGGTTTCATCAGCTTTAACTAATCCGCTTTCATATTCTTTTTCTGTTTCTGGAATTGCACAGAGAATATGCCAACCTGATGGGGTTGGAAGTTGACTAGCTTTTTCTTCGTTGCTAAACGTTCCTACTACTCGTGGATTATTGGGGTTTGAACCAATAAGAATTTCACTCATCTGAATGCTCCAAGCGTTGTTTAAGGTCTAAGGTATAGCCCCTTGCGGTAAGAAGACCTTTAATCTCCCCGCAAAGTCGTTTGTACTCTTCAAATGTTTCGGATTTTCCTTCTCCGAGATATTCTCTGAGTTGTTGTGCTTTTTCATCTAGCTGTTTAACTAATAAATCAAGTGCGTCCATTATTTACCTTTGTGTATGTTTGAAACACGAGCGGCAATACGTTCTTGTAAATCATTTTGTTTGTTTTGGGCATCAGCACCTAAACGAATACTTTCCAAGGTTTGCTGAGCTTCTGCATTTTTACGATCTTGTTCTGCTTTTAAACCAATCCTAACGCCTTCAGATTTAGCTTGGTTTTCAACACGCGCCTTTTCAATGGCAATTTGTGCTGCTTTAAGCTGTGCATCCGTTTGATCTTTTTGAGATTTGCGTTGTAAATCTTGTTGTTTAATTTGAAGCTCTGCTTGTTGCATTTGAACCATTGGGTCTTGAGCTTGCTGTTGCGCCTGTTGTTGTTGAGCCTGCGCTTGGTTTGTTTGCAATAGACGCTGTGCTGCTTGTGCTAATAACGGGGCTAAACGCGCTTCAACCTCTGGGTCCATATTAATATCTTCACCAGAAGCATCCTTTTGAGGAGGCAGGTTCATGCCTAATTGTTTCTCAATTTCAACCCTATACCCAAACCCTAAGTGTTCATTAATATGCGCTTGCATAGATGCCTGCAAAGCTTGTGCTTGGGGTGATTGTCCTAAGACCTGTACAACTTTTGGGTCTTGCATTGCCGATGTGTGAACCACAATATGCGACTGATGATCTTGATAAGCAAAAGCTTTGACAGGTTTGCCCATTAAGATATTTTGATTTTCTGTCACAGGGTCTTGAGGCTTTTGATCCTCAGACATGGGTACAAGTTTCTGCGCTTCTTTAATTCCTAAAACTTCAAGCATTTGACGATGCAAAAGCGGCATATTGTAAAACTGAGGACTTGTCTGAGCGAGTTGTAAAACTGCTTGGTATTGAACAATTTTCTGCGCCATTGTTGAGGCGTTAGGATCAGAGACTGGAATAACATCAATATTTGTGTAATCAGATTTTTTAGCTTTACGACTGCCTTCTTCAGGTTCATAGTCATAATCACTTGGTGCATTTTCAGCAATAATATTTTTCAGAAGCTTTAACTCTTGTTTAAGAGAAAAATGAATCCGCGCTTGAACTGCGCTCATTACTTTAAGGGTGCGTTCAAGGATTGCCAAGGTTGTACCTACTGGCGCTTGGCTAGACATATCTGATGTTTGAAGATCAGCGGTATTAGCAAAGCGTCTGCCATCTTCTACAATTTGTCCAAGCAATGACATTAATACTTGGCTGGGTTCTTTGTATGGCAGTGGCATGATGTTGTCTTTCATCGTGCCTGAAGCTACATCTACGTCTCTAAACTCACCCGGAGCAATTGGTGTGTCGTCGCCTTTTATTCGCAACCCACGAGTTTTAAAGCCGCCGGGCAAATTAGATAAAGTGCCAGCGTCAACCAATTGACGAATAATAGAAGTGCCAGACTTGGCAAAAGCACCAATAAGATGAATAAGCCCAAAACAATAAAAGCCAAAACCGGGGATATAGCCGTAATGGACAAAGTGCTGGCGTTTAATAAAGTTTTTATCATCAGGTTTCCAGTTACGGCGGATGGATAAAACTTTGCTTGTGCCTTTTTCAATTGTGACAACATAAGGCAAGGCTATGCCGGTTTCTTCTCCGTCTTCTTTATGTTCAAAACCGGGCAGGTCTAGATCAACGTGCATTTCTAACAGCTTATAACGGCTGTCTGCGGTGGCTCTAAATCCTAATTTTTCAGCAATCTTCTTTTCAACTTCATCTAAGCTATTCTCAGGATCACCTAAATCAATATCTAGATAAAAACCAGAAACTTGTAGCTTGCGAAGTTCATTTTCATTTTTACGCATTACATGAGTAACACGTTCGGCAGATGCTAAGTCAGTCGCTCCATAAGGAACCACTACATCTTCTGCGGGTACAAATAAAGCTACCTGCCTGTTTAAACTTGGGTCTTCATATACTTTTCTAAAAGCATTGCCTGACAGACCTAAACCCCAGATTAACCGTTCTGTTTCGGGTCGATACTCAGGCATTTGCTCTGTCAATTGATAGTTCATGTCCTCTTGAACACGCAATGCAGCTTCTTTCTTTTCCTGCGTTTCTTTGCCAATAATCTTAGTTTTTACCGGACCCGCAGCAGGAAACAAAGACATGACTGTCTCTGCTTGAAACTTTACTAAAGCTTCTGCCATGAGTGGATGATAGATACCACAAGCTCCTTCCCACGGCTCAGAACGTTCTTCAATTTTTAAACCTAGCAGTTCTAAACCATCTACATAGGTTTGAATCCAGTCTTTGCGTGAAGAAATATCATCTTCAAAATCAGAAATTAAATCACTTGCCAATATGGAAAGCGCAGAATCATCTAAATCTTCTGCTAGGTTTTTAGAAAAATCATCATCTTCAGGGATTATTTCAATTTCTAAACCGCCCATATTGATATTGACCGATTCGGGGTCTTCAATCTCAATTTCAATTTCAGGCTGCGCCATCAAAGTTTCTAAACCTATCGGAGCTTCGTATAAAGACTTTTCCATAATGCCTCTCAATAATATGCTGTTCTGCGTTTGATCACAGGTTCATCGTCTGCGTCACTTGTTAACCTAACAAAGCCGCCCTTACGAAATCTCAGTAATGCTTGGGACGTTGAGTCCACAATATCATCATGTTCGCCATTAGGAAATGCTGCACATTCTTCCATCACTTCTTCTGCCCATCTTGTTGCAGGACACCATACAAAACCAGAAGCAAACATATCAGAGATAGCGTTTACACGGGCTATCTTATCAGAGCCTTTGCTGGGTGTATATTCTTGCAACGGAATGCCTAGTTGTCTAAGCTCATAAATTAACGGCGCTCCAGCAGCTTTCTTTTCAACAATAAGAGTGTCTGGCTCCCATTCAATATACATTTCCTTAGCCTTTTGTTTTAACTCAGGAAATTCCATGCGCTCTTTAAATGCATCTAAAAGAATAATATTTGGTATTTCTAACCCTTCAGCACTCACTTTATAAAACACACCCCAAGTGGTACAAGCTGAATAGTCTGCGCGATTGTTTTTTTCAAAGGCGGTATCCCACGATTGAATAATGTAATCACAGAAAGGTGGTTCTTCTTTATCCCAAATCTTCCACATCTCTCTTTTAATAATTGCACCTTCTTCAGAGGTGGGATTTTGCTGATACTGTGCTTCCCACTTGCTAACAGGTATTTCAGCTTTAATAGCTTCTAACTCTTTCTTAGACCAGAACTCTTCCCACAACGGGTTTCCAGACGGAAGAAGCGCAGGAAACTCTATGACTTCCCATTCATCACCTTCACGTTTTAATGAGTTTGCTAAGATTTGACCTGTTAAGTCTTTCTTAGACCATCGGGTCATCACAATAATAATAGAACCGCCCGGTTGCAACCGCTGACGAGGTCCTGAGCCGTACCATTCAAAGACCCTGTCATAGACCTCTGGGTTACCTTGCATGGCTTCTTGCTCACTATGCGGGTCATCAATGATCAATACATCAGCGCCTTTACCCGTCACTGCACCGCCAACACCAATAGCAAAGTAATCACCGCCTGCGTGGGTATTCCAGCGTCCTGCCGCCTTTGAATCACTAGAAAGCTTTGTAGGAAAGATTTCTTGATAGCCTTCTGTATTAACTAAGTTTCTAACCTTACGTCCAAAACCTACAGCAAGCTCTGCGGTATGTGCAGTCTGAATAATCTT